CCCTTAAACTGTACAGACCGGTGTCCGTGTTTACTGATCCTCGTTCCCTGGTCTCGTTTGCCTCGTTCTCGTTCCCGTTGGACTGGCCACTGGTCCAGCGCAGGATGCTAACGGAGCTGGGTTCGCAGCCAGATGCTGCGTAGCTCTCGTTCTCGGATCCTGGCCACCGACTTTTCCCTCTTTGTTGGTCGGTGGCCTGGGGCCCAGCAGCGTTCACCTGTGCTTCAGGATCTCGTTTCTCGTTCTCGCTTGAACTAAACCTCGTTCTCGGACAAAGGTGACCCCCGGGGGCTGGTGCAGCCTGAAGATGCCAGCTGGCCAGGCGAACTTCAGGGTTGACAGCTATCCCATGATGTCGTATCGTAAGGAAAAAGGAGGATTAATGGCAGTAGATTTTGAAGCACTGGATCTCGTGCGAGCTATGAACAAGTCTCGCACATACAGTAAGAGAATAGAGGAGCTCGAGCAGCAGGTAACAGAACTGGGGGAGCTGGTGAAAGTTCTGGTACGGGAACTACCTGAAGATAAGAGGTGGTCGTTTGAAGAAAGATTAAAGAAAATAAAAAAAGGGGGTTGACTATTATCCCATCATGTCTTATGTATACGTAACCAACAAAGGAGAACTATGAGCAAAGAAGAAGCCAACAACGTTGTGTTCACCTGTGCGGAGCACAGCCTGGACATGTACTTCAAAGTAAAAGAATTTGAAAAGAAACCTGAAGCTAAGGATTTCGTCTACGTACGATTCGTTGATGACGAACAGTTCGAGTCCATGTGGGTGAAGATCCTGCAGGGGACGCAGCAGCAAGGCTACGGAGAACTAAACAATATACCTGTTAAACTAGTAGATAGAAAGCTAGGTGACACAATCAGTTACAAAACAGACAAGGAGGGAGTAACATGGGAAAGCAAAAACTAAAAGATCTCGTAAAACAATTGAATGCGGACAATGCGCCACCCGATGGGTGGCATCCAGAAGACCAGGTCCGTGCAGCTAAACCCAAGTGGCATTACAGAAAAAATAAGGACGGTTTCATGGGCAGTGAAAACCGCATCCTCGAGAAGGAAGACAAACCTGAAGCCGGTAAAGTATACGCTCTTACTGGAGGTCCCGGTTCTCGCTGCATTGCGAACGGTAACAGCTGGAAGGAGAGTGAAGTGGTTCAGGATCTGGCAGCTGATGCTGGAAAGGAAAGGTGAGCTTCGTTCTCGTTTACTTGGGGCTTTTGTTCCTCTTCCCTACATTTACATTGGCCAGCACTGGCATCCTGATCCTCGCTCTCGTTGGGATACTGTGATGTCGTCTCGTTCTCGGTTGTTCAGGAGCTGGCCAGGCGCAGATGGAAGGACTGGTGCCAGGCACCAGCACGGAACTCTGCGTGGTAAGAAGAATGGTAAGGTCGCTAGTTTAGAATTGTTCTAAAAGATAATTGTTGTGTTATTGGTGGGATATGATAAGAGAGGGAAACCATTTAACAAACAAGGAGGAAAAAATGGGATTAGACCAACACGCACACCTACGAGGCACAAATGTCGATTGGGAAAAATACTACAACGAAGATAATTACGGAGATGAAAATAATATTTTCGTGTGGAGAAAACACGCAAGACTTCAAGAGTTCATGGCGAAGAAATGGGCTGACCAAAACCCTAGTGTAAAAGTTGAGGGCATGCTTGCACATCTAGGATTTAATGGCGACCAAGAAGCACCATGTTATATGACCAAAGAAGTCGTGAAAGAGTTAGCTGAACAGATAGACAAAGGTTTTTCTGACTATCACGCAGAAGATGGATTTTTTTGGGGGCAACAATTCCAAGAGGAATCTGTCAAAGATTACAAAGAGCAAGATATGAAGTTTTTAAAATTTTGCGAACAAGCCATTAATGAGGGCAAGGTCGTAGAATATTGGTGTAGTTGGTAATGCCAAAAAAAAGCGAATTCATCAAGCTAATGGAAAAAGGCGAGGTTGATGATAGCTATAACATGCGAGGCGACAATGTCGCCTCGTCTCGTTCTCGGTTGGAAAAGGATAAAGCTGTACCAAAGTTAAAACCTGGCACGGCACACCAGGAACAGTTCCTAAATTTTTTAATTAATGCGTTGGGAGATAGCAAAGATGTTAGTATTAGTATTGATGGAAATAAAAGAATACCTATTAAAGACCTTAAAAAAAAGATAAATTAACTATTGCATAAGACAAGATAAGATATATAAAGATAGGGTATTCATAAGAATATATAACTTAACAAAGAGGAAAATATGCAAACAGCAAAAAAGCTAAAGCAAGAAGAAAAAAAAGTAGTTCTTGCATATGCACAACTAAAGCTAAAAGCAAATAGACTTAACAAAGAGTTAGATAGTATGAAAGAACACATAGATTTATGGAACGCACACCAAAAGCAAATTGCTTATTGTGAGTATAAAGCTATTGGCGAGGTATCAAATGCCCAATAATGATTTGATTAACATAGCTAAAGTATTAGCTGAAAGAGTAGGCGAGCAATCGCCTACTACACTAGCTGACATGGTTATTGAGAATGGACAAAAGAAACAACTCAATTATGAAATCATGTTTCAGTTGCTAATGGGCGAATGTGAAAAACATATTCTTGAAAACGTTGGCAATCCTATTGTTGATGAGTTCAAAGAAAATGTACTAAAGAAATTTAGCACACTTGTTCAAGCACTTCACACAACAGAATAATTAATAATAAACAAACCAATGGCGCGATTGCGCCATTGGTGTATCTACGCTATAGAAGGCTCATAATTTCAAACAACGTGCTTTTCTAAATTTTAACCTGTAATTCACGCATCACAGCCCTGAAGCACAGGGCGAACGGGTTTACAAAGTAGGATATATAAATATACTAGGGTCCCAAACGGTATGAATATTGAGAACCTAACTGAAGAAGAATTAAAAGATATTATTCTAAAAAAGCAATTAGAGTGGATCAAGTTATGCCAGGATAATTTTTTAGTTTTTGCTGAGTCTGTCTGGCAAGATTTTATTTATCGTAAAACAAAGGACCCAAAGAAATATGGGCACCATCAAATTATTGCTGAATCTTTTCAAGAAA